GAGAGAAAGAGTATTTTGAGATTGCAACATTAAGAATAGATTCGGTTGAACCTGTGACTGATTTGGATAGTTTTTTATAAAGGGAGAAATAAATGGAAATAGTAGTATATTCACAACCGACTTGTTCATTTTGTTTGAATGTAAAACAGTGGTTTGATAAACATGATGTTACGTATACGGAAAGAGATATACAGTCAAGTGGGGATGTTTGGGACGATTTTGCAAAGTTGAACCAAAGAACTGTACCTCAAATTGTTGTGGATGGTGAGTATTTTGGTAATTATGATACATTGATGAAAAATAAAGAGAAATTTTTATTTGATACTCCTGTTAATATGACTACACCATCAGAAACATATAAACCATTTAGGTATCCGTGGGCGGTTGAATTGACAAAAAGACATGAACAGGCACATTGGATTGAAGATGAGATTGATTTATCTGATGATGTTGCTGATTGGAAGAATGGTAAATTATCGGAGTCTGAAAGGAATTATATTACTCAAGTGTTAAGATTATTTACACAATCAGATGTGGCAGTAGGACAGAATTATTATGATTTTTTTATTCCTAAATTAAAGAATAACGAGATACGTAATATGTTAGGTTCGTTTGCGGCTAGAGAAGGCATACATCAAAGAGCATATGCTTTATTGAATGACACATTAGGATTGCCTGAATCAGAGTTTCATGCATTTTTAGAATATAAAGAAATGTCTAATAAAGTTGAGTTTATGCGAGATAATGATAACTCTAACTATTCTAATTTGGCATTTGCTATTTCTAAGTCTGTATTTTCTGAAGGTATCTCATTATTTGCTTCATTTGTAATGTTATTAAATTTTCAAAGATTTGGTAAAATGAAAGGAATGTGTAAAGTTGTAGAATGGTCTATTCGTGATGAAAGTATGCATGTTGATGGTATGACTCAAATTTTTAAGAAGTTTTGTGAAGAACATCCAAGAATAGTTACTGATGATTTTAAGAAAGATATATATAGTATGTTACGTAAAGTTGTTAAGTTAGAAGATAAATTTATAGATCTTGCATATGGAGATTCTATTATAGAAGATTTAGATAAAGATGATGTTAAACAATATATCAGATATATTGCTGATAGAAGATTATTACAATTAGGATTCAAACCTAATTATAGAGTTAAAGAGAATCCGTTACCGTGGTTAGATTGGGTATTAAATGCACCCGATCATACTAACTTTTTTGAGAATCGTGTTACAGAATATGAAGTTGGTGGTTTAAAGGGAGATTGGTCGGATGTATATTAGGGGAAATTTATGAGTACTATAACAAAGATTCTATCGGAATCGACATTAAATCGTATTCGGACGGCGTGGATGGATCATGATACTGGTACTATTACAGCATTTAGAGATACAGCTGAATGTGGTGATGGTGTTAAGTATACTAAGAAACAGAATACTGGTAAGAATAGTATTTTACGTTCTAAGTTATTAAAACGTGGATATGGTATTACTAAAATAAAGGGTTCTTGGATTGAGAATGGTGGTAAAGAGGTATCAGAGGCATCATATTATGTTGTTGATCTTAAGGATTCTGGTAAGTTATTAAAAGATCTTATTGAACTTGGAAAGGATTTTGAACAGGATGCAATAACGTATGCAGAAAAGGAGTCTGATTATTACGCGGTATCTACTAATATGTGTGAAAACAGTTGGCCAGGATTTGGTAGGGTTGGAGTTAAAGAAAAGTTGGGCAAACCTAAGTTTGGTAAAACTGGAATAAGTGGATTTTCTAGGGTAAATAATAGGGCATTTGTATTTGAATCATATAATTTAATTAGTAGGACTGATTTTGGTCCAATATCATTGAGAAGTATTGAACATATTGATGATAAGGATTGGAGGGATATTATTTTGTAATATAAGGATGTGTGTATGACATGGATGTATAGGAATAAGGTATATGTACCCAAGAATTTAGATCCAAAACTTTTATATGGGTTTGTATATGAAATAACTAATAAAGATAATGGTAAGAAGTATATAGGTAAGAAATTCTTTTGGTCTATTAAGTCATATCAAAAGAATAAAAAGAGAAAGAAGAAGAAGGTAGAATCTGATTGGCGAGATTATTATGGTTCTTCTGAATTATTATTAGAAGATTTAAATAAAATTGGTGTTGAACAATTTGATAGAAAGATATTAAGGTTGTGTAAAACTAAGTCTGAATGTGCGTATTTTGAGGCTAAGTATCAATTTGATTACAAGGTATTAGAGAGTGATGAATATTATAATTCATGGATAATGGTTAAGGTTCGGAAGGCACATTTAAATAGGTTATGAAGGGGTATATATGAAAGTGGAATATGTTAATCATATGGGTGATGATATTACGGTAGTTAATTCTGCTCGTGTTTCATTTGATAAGTTTTCTGAAGGGGTTGGTTTTGATGAAATTGTAGAACATGTGGATGAGGATGGAGAGTGTACATTACACGCATTTATTCCAAATCTTAAAGATGGTGATAAGAAGTTGATTAGGTATTTGGCCAAACATAATCATTTTACACCATTTACACATGAAATGGTTACGTTACGTGAGAAGGTGCCTATTTTTGTTGCTAGACAACGATTTAAGCATGTTGTTGGATTTAGTTATAATGAGGTGTCTAGACGATATGTATCAGATGTTCCTGATTTTCATGTACCAGAGACTAATGGTTGGAGAACCCGTCCAGAAAAAGTTAAACAGGGTTCTTCTACTACTGATTTTGTAACTCATTTCAAAGAACCATTCATGAATGGATTAACTTCTCCCTTATTAGAAGAAGAGTATATGACTCATATCATTAAATCAACTAGATTATATACGGAGATGATTTCGTCGGGTGTGTGTCCAGAACAGGCTCGTATGGTTCTACCACAGTCAATGATGACTGAATATTTCGTAACAGGGTCATTATATGCTTGGGCCCGGGCATATAATTTAAGAAAAAGTTCTACTGCTCAATTGGAGATACGTGAACTTGCTGATGAGTGGAATAGGATATTAGGGGCGTTGTACCCTATTTCGTGGGAAGCATTAACTATGACTAAGGTGGTGAGAGATTATGAGTAAAAATGTGTTACAGTTGAATTATGAATGGAAATCTAATAAACGTATTAGAGTTAGATACAGGGGTACTAATATGGTTTGGGTTAATTTACCTAAACCAACAGATGATGGTATGTCATCTTATGATAAGTTGCCTTGGAACATATTAAAATATGAATATCAAATAGGGGGTGGGGAATGATATATGATGAAAATTCTCTATTAGGTGTGAAAGTTATATTAATGAATGAGACTGCTAAAAAACCAACTAGGGGTACTAATTATTCTGCTGGGTACGACTTATATGCATCTGTAGATGAAACAATTACATATGAATATAATCCTACTGGTATAAAACATAGAACGTCATATGTATATCCAGGAGAACGTTTACTGATATCTACTGGTGTGGTGTTTGGTATACGTGAGGGATTTGTGGGTATAATTAAACCGCGGTCTGGTTTGGCATTAAGACATGGGATTGATGTATTAGCTGGTGTGATAGATTCTGATTATCGTGGTGTTGTTGGTGTTGTATTGCAGAATCATGGTTCTGAGAAATTTAGAGTAAATGACGGAGATAGGATTGCTCAGATTATATTTATACCACATGAAAGTCCTGATATAGTTGTATGTAGTGATTTGCATGAATTACCAAGTACTGGTGATTTTTCTAGTAGGGGATCTGGTGGATTTGGTTCAACGGGAGTTAATTAGTGTTTGAACATTGCCCGATTAATTTTAAGGATTATGATGATTTGGAATCGGTCACGTCATCTGATGGTTCTAGGAAATATGTGACACCAGATGGTATTGAGTATCCGTCTGTTACAACTGTCTTATCTATATTATCAAAGGAATTTATTGATAAATGGAAAAGACGTGTTGGTATTGAAGAGGCTGATAAGATTTCTTATGCTGCGTCTTATCGTGGAACACAAGTACATGAAATAATAGAGAAGTATCTTGATAATGATGTTAATTATACGAAAGGATATTTTCCTAATATAATATCATCATTATCTTCGGTGAAATCTACTCTTGATCGTATTGGTAGTATATATGAACAAGAATGTGCGTTATATTCTAACCATTTAAAGTTGGCTGGTAGAGTAGATTGTGTTGCCGAATTTGATGGAAAGTTAAGTATTATAGATTTTAAAACATCAAAGAAACTGAAAAAGAAAGAATGGATATCGTCATATTTTATGCAATGTGCTGCTTATGCAATAATGTGGGAAGAACGTACTAATATACCAATAGTAGAATTAGTAATTATTATTGCAGTTGATGGACACGAACCACAAGTATTTAAAGAACATCGTGATAATTGGACGACGGATCTTAAAGATACTATATATAAGTATAATAATAGTTTTTGAGGTGATGATATGATATTTGAGTGGATTAAAGATATGTTTTTGTCTTCAGTACAAGATCCGGCTGGGGTCATTAAGAAACCAGAGGATGTTATAATAGATGATTGTGATTTTTCTTATTTAAATGGTGATCCAAAATCAGTAACACATGAGGATCTTTTAAAAATGAATAAATTGCAATTAGAAACTTTTGGCAGAGAATTTTTAAATATAGAATTGGATAGACGTAAAAGTCATGGTGCTTTAGTAACTATTTTATGGGAAAGGTTAAAAAACATTTGACAATTAGATGACTTTATGATATAATGTGTTATGAAACTTAATATTGCCGATTGGGGAACCATTTTTGGAGTTGTTGCCGCAATATTATTGGCATTGAATATAACTATTAGTCCATATTCCTTTATATTATTTGGAGTTTCTTCAATTCTTTGGTGTATTTATGGGTATAGGATTCATGAATATTCTTTAATGTGGATGAATGTTGTTTATTTTGTTATTGATATTGTAGCTATTTATAGATGGTTTTTTTAAATTTAATGGAGTATTAAAATGAGTATTTTAATAAGAAGATTGGTTTTATTGGGATTGATGTTTGGTTTAATTATAATGTTATTACTGTTTCCAGCTTTAGTTGGTAATAAGGTATTTACTGATGTTGAGATAGAGGAAGTGCAGAATCGTATATTAGTGGGGTAATCTGCCATGGATAAGTTAACTATACAGAAAATTATAGTTACTATGTTGTGCATAGTAGTTGGTTTTTTATGGATAGTATTTGTTATACCGATTGTAAATGGTGATTATGCGAGTGTTCACGATCATGAGAGAGATACACATACTGAGATAGATTATAGTCATGATTATATTGCTAAAAAGAATTTATGATTTTATAATAGATATATTAATTGAATTGATATGTATTAATATAGTTTGGTTTTGTTTTTTAATTAGTTTAATATGAGGATATATGTATAATTTTTTATGTGTTTTATTGAGTGTTTTGGGTTTTTTTGTTATTCTAGGTGTTGTTGATTCTGCGACGTATGATATTGGTTCTATGATTTCATATTCGTTTGTTGGGTTTTTATCAATGATTGCTGGTGCTGCGTTATATGAGGGTGGTTGATTATGAATGATATTAGAAGTAAGAGTGGAATGGTTAACTCTTTAAAAGATGGTGTGTGTGAAGTAACTTTTAATAAAGTTAATGGTGATTTACGTGTTATGTCATGCACATTAGATATGATTTTTGTTCCTGAATCGTTTTTACCAAAGGGTAATGGTAATGTATCTGAATTAGTTATTTCTGTGTGGGATGTTAACTCACAGGGTTGGAGATCATTTCGACCAGAGAATGTTATTGAATTTAAGTATTTATATAATTATGCAGGACAGTCGGAAGAGTGGTATGATATGACAAAAGAAGATTTTGTCAAGAAATATTGTATTGAAGATTGGGATAGACATGAATATGAATTTTATACATATTCAAAAGAGGCGGATGATATGATAGAAGAGGCTAATAGGGTTATTGGGGTATGAGTATGATTGATGATGTTGAAACTATGAGTATGATTGAATTTGGTAAAAAATATGGATATAAGTATATTAATGTATGGTTGGCTGCAAGGGGTACTTCTGTAGTTGAACATATAGAAGAATTGTTAAAAAAATGAGTTAGGAGAGTAGGTGTAGTATTATGTCTAAAATGAATTTACATGATATAGATTTTGAGTCTGAGAATAATTGGTTAGAAATGGATAAAGAAAGTTTTATTTCCATGTATGGTAAAAAAGTATGGGAACAGATAGATAGAAGATATTCTAAAGAACATGTTCCAAAGAATAATAGACGGGGGCATCATCAACAAGATGATGAATATTAATATATGATACAAATGGATGTGTTGAATGGAAACGGAAGTAGTATGTACTAATTGTAATGTGGAGTATGTGATACAGACTGTTACTGATGATGTATTAGAAATTAAATATTGTTCTATGTGTGGGTCAGTAGTTGAGGTGTGTGATTATAATAATTTGGATTTTAATAAAGATTGAAGGAATTTTATGATATTGTTGGATTTTAATCAGATTATAATTTCATTATCTATTAATGAAGAAAAGAAGAATACTGATGAGTCTATCAGGCATATGTCGGTGATGAATTCATTTATTACTTATATATTATCGATAAAGAAACGTTATTCTGATAAATATGGTAATGTTGTTATATGTTGTGATAATAAGAATTTTTGGAGAAAGGATGTATTTCCTTATTATAAACATTCTCGTAAAAAGGATAGAGAGAATTCTAATATAGATTGGAAAGTTATATTTGATACGATTGGAACGGTGAAAAAAGATTTGGTTGATTGGTTTCCTTATAGATTGTTAGAGTTAGATACCGTTGAGGCTGATGATATTATTGCTATTTTGACAAAGGAATATCATGATAGAGAAAATATATTAATATTATCATCAGATAAAGATTTTAAACAACTACAAATATATAAAGGGGTTTCTCAGTATAGCTATAATACTGGTAAATTTATTAAAACCACAGATCCTAAAAAATATTTAAGAGAACATATATTACGTGGTGATAGATCAGATGGTATTCCCAATGTATTATCACCAGATGATGTGTTTTTGGGTGATTATAGGCAAACTCCATTGAGAAAGAATAAGATTATAGAATGGTTAAATTTAAATAAGAATCCTTATGATTTTTTGGATGATGATCTAGTGGATGCATATAAACGAAATGAGAAATTAATTGATTTTAACTTTATACCAGAGGATATATCAGAGTCTATATTGGATGATTTTGTTAAAGTTCCAATTGGAAATAATAACACCATGATGGAATATTTTACTAAAAATAGAATGATTATGTTATATTCAGAAATGGATAATTTAAAAGAGGATATAAATGAAACTTATACACGAAGTGTTTTTTGAATTTGATAATGCTAAAAATACACAAGAAAGGAAGAATGTACTATTAATGAATAATAGTAAGTTATTAACACGAATATTAAAGTTGATGTTTGATGATTTTCATTTTGTATTTGACAAAATGCCTAATTATATACCTGATGATTCACCAGAAGGATACAGTTATACTAATTTGAATAAAACTTTGCCTGAATTGGAAGTCTTTTTAGACGAATCTTATGTCATTACTCGTAGAAGTGAACGTAGATTTATTCAATTTATGGAGAGTTTACATCGTGGTGAATCTGATGTTGTTTTTAATATATTGAATAAAAAAATGAAAGTAAAGTGGTTGACTAGAAAATTAGTAGATGAGGTATTTCCTAATTTATTAGATTGAGGTTTGTTTTAGGTGATTACGGCTAGTTTGATATTAAGTAATGATTATGGTATTGATGATAATGGTAATAGTCTTATATTCTATAATAATACAACCCGTAGATGGTTTAATCGTAGTATATCGAGAAATGCTATATTGGTGATGGGTCATAATGCATATAAGGAATTATTTGATATATTACCATCAGAGTTAATTAAATATGTTATAACAAATAATGAAATAAATTATGATAAGAATTCGTTTAAAGTTAATATATCGGATGCTGTGTCGTGGTTACATTCCCATTCACATGTTGACATACATATAGTTGGTGGGTATTATATATATATGACATATTGGGAATTTGTTGATAAGTTTTATATTGCAAAGATTTTAGATAAAAAGATAGATAGTAATATTCATATAATGGATTATTATATGGATGATATTGAATATGGATGTTATAATGTGTTTAATAATGTAACTAATGAATTGGATCTTAGAATAGTGAAAAGGAAGAAATAAATGCCAACATATACCTTTAAAAATAATGATACTGAAGAAGTATTTGATAGATTTATTAGTATAGCTGATAAGGATAATTTTTTGTTAGAAAATTCACATATAACACAAATAATAGGGGCACCTAAAATAATATCTGGCAGGATGGGTGGTATGAAACCCTCCGATGGGTTTAATGATGTATTGCGTAAAGTTGCAGATCAAAATCCGTATTCACCTTTAGCTGAGAAGTTGGGTGGTAGGGATGCGAAAACTGTAAAGAATACAGAGATTATTAATAATGCGAAAAAGAAGAGTGGTTTAATTTAAAATTGAGAAAGGAGAAGTAAAAATGGGTAATATTATTGGTATTGATTTGGGTACTACTAATTCATGTGTAGCTGTATTAGAGAATGG